TTATTCGAATGTACCAAGTGCCCGACCGGAGGTAATTTCTCGACAAGCAACATAATAAATTAGTTTGGTGTTGTACCGATAAGCAATGTAGACGTAGCCGGCTTGCGGATTACTTACATAGCCAAAATACTTAACAGATTCACCTTTATCGTAATACTTACCAGTTAATTCTAGGCCAGGATATTTGAAAATACTAAGTTTTTGGTTTGGTCTAAACGTCCCAACCTCATTGGTTATTGTCCATACGCCATCCTTGGTTGTTGTCTTTTGAACAATTGATTTGTTTGTGACCATTTTAGTTGCCTTAGCGTACTTGTCCCAAGCGGATTTGTCACCGTAAAACACATCAAAGTCAAGGTTGCCATTCCAGCCCGGTAACTGTCCAGTGCTTGTATATTGGAACATTACTGCAGTCTTCCAATGCTTCAAACTACCATATAAATCTCGTGGTTGATAGCCATTCACGACGTTGTAGTTGTTATACTGAGCAATCCATAACCCATAGTTGGCCTTGACCACGGATGACCAATCTAATGAGTTCTCACAACTAACCCCCGTATAAAGCACTGGTCGGACACCAGTTTGTTGATACACGTAATCCAGCCATTGCTTAGCTAAGCCGACACCTGCTTGGCTCTGAATGGTTGAACCTGTCGTGTTTTCAAAATCAAGAACCAGCATTGCTTTACCAATATATGACTTAACAACCGTTAAGAAGTAATCAGCCTGCTGCTTAATATCCGAGTCGTTTCGAATAAAGTGGTACACGCCTAGCTTCTTGCCTGCTGACAAAGTCTGCTTTGCGTGTTCATTAAATTCTGGGTTAGTATAATCAATACCCTCTGTTGCTTTCACCAACACAAAGTCGCCTGCAACTTCGCCTACATTCATACCAGCCTGATAACTGGCTACATCAAATCCATTTAAACTCATTATTTTGCACCTCCATTAAACATTGTCCCAATCGATTTAGCTAGCTCATTACCACCGACGCTGACGGCACCTGCAATCACACCATCAACCAAACCAGCTACCCATTTGATATCACCATTGGCAATGCCAATAAAAATACCAATCACTGCACCAACGCCAAGGGCAATAATTGGTAAATATTTGTTGCTGAATTGAGTTTGTTTAATCGCCCAAACAACTAAATATGTTACTACGGCGATTGCCGCAATCGTGGTACCGTTAATAAATTGAATTAATTCCATCATTATTTATCACGCTTTCTATAATAGTCAATTATTTCTTGCTTCTCATTATTTTCCCTTTTTAAAGCCTCATTTTCCTTTTTTAACTTGGTTTCAGAATCGCTGCTAGCGGCCTTGTTACTGTTCCACATCGTTAAGACCGCAACGAAAATTGAACCCGCTGTGGTAATTAAGGCCACGATAACAGCATCGCTCACCCCTAATCATCCCCAATTACAATTTCAAAAATGGTTGATCCTAAAACAAACATGGCATACATACTTTCAAAACTTACATAACGTTGCATTTCAAAATCATGAACACCAAACGCTATCATGAAAAATAACCAGACAAACGTAAGTAATCCAGTCATTAATGGCTTGTAATAATGTGTACGCAAGTTCCACAAAGAATACACCAGAGCAAGCGTTCCAACCACCGCCAGCATAAAAATCATAGGTGGATCATCCAACACATCAAGCAGCGTTGGCTGTGGTGGCTCAAATGCAAATGTGTTGTGCTTAATAATAAAGTAAATTCCTAAGCCATATGTTTCCGTCGCTTTCCAAAACCAAAATCTATTTTTGGCTAAATGTTCAAACATCACATCACACTTCCATTCATGATGTCGGGAATTCTTGACTAAGAATAGTTTTAACTGCAGATTTTACATCTTCGTAACCGACAGATTCGATAGCTTTATTTGTGAAGTCAGACTGGTCGAGAGTTGAGCTTAATGAAATATAACTGCCATTATTGCTTAAGTCTGAGTACGCGGTCAATCGAACCGGCGTATCATTCTGAACAAAGAATTGATAGTTAGTGTACGCCAAAGTTGGCAATAAGGTAGGCAGCTTCTTAGTGGCTAACGCAAATAGTTGCTTCTTAGAAAGGTCGTCAAAAGTAGTTCCTTCATCTAAGTCATCTGAGACGATTGTTAAGGTACCGTTAATTTCGAGATTATCAGATTTTCCGTAAACCCCAACAACGACACTATCTGTGTTACCAGTTTCAGCTGATAAAGCGTATTGGATACTACGATTAATTAAGTTCATATTATTTTTCTCCTTTGCTGAATGCCTGTTCTAGTTGGTCATAAACTCGTTCGTATGCAATTGCTGAATCACTTTCAAGCTCATATGGGTAGTCTTCTAAAGCAGCCTTAAGCGCCTTAAAACGAGGCGAGTATTCACTAAAGTCGATGATGCCTTTTTCGTTGTTAAGATCTTTGATCTCATCGTCCAATTCTTTGGCAGATTTTGCCCCTAATTTCTTAGGATCTTCTTTATCCGCCAATTCTGACTTAGGAATCAACTTGCCTTCACTGTCTTTGAAAACACGCAATGAGCCGTCTTCATCAGTCTCAAAGTACTTTTTCTGAATTTCAATCCGATCGTCGTTGACTTCTTCCTGCTTCTTAGCGAATTTACGAATCAGTACGGTACGACCTAGGCTTGCTTTTCCTTTTAGCTTGAATCCTCCTAAAACGTTTGCCAGCCCTGTAAGTTCAGAATTTTTAAATTCAATAGTGTTTTTCATCATTATTGCTCCTTCTTATTTTTGTCTAATGTTGGAAATTGACTTTAACATAACTGGTTATCTTTCCGTCACTAAGCTTAACGGGAATATAAGCATCACCGATACCTTGTAAAGCAAATATAACCTTAGTCATATCAGCATACTTACCATCTGAAATCAGATAGGTATCCGTCGAGCCATAGGCTAATCCAGCCTTCATGCCAGTTGACCCAAAGTAAGGGTAATGGGTATTGTTATTAAACGTACTTGTACCGAAGCCTAGATTCTGATATGCTCCGGAAACTTGAATACCGCCGTTTAAGGTTACTTGGTCTGAGAATACGAATCCTTTAATATTTCCAATGGTATTAGCCGTATCTGAACGATACCAGCCTAGTTTGATGGCATAGGTTCCATTAGGATCTCCACGGTTCTTAGCTCCCCAACCCATATAGTCCCCAGTAGCATCAAGGTCAAAGTTTAGGCCATAGACATCTGGATGCCCAACAACTGAGTTGGTATGAATATGGCCAACCCCGTCGCCTTTATTATCAGTAGTGTATAAACCATCGGTGCCAATCCTCATAGTTTGCATAGTGGAGTTTAATGCAATTAATAGAGACCCGGCTTGAAGCTGGTTAGCAGTTATCGAATTGGCGACAATATTTGCGCCATTAATGTTATACACATTGATATTAGCCGCATTAATTGATCCAGCTGTTAACTTATTAGCATTTAGGTTGGCAATCATGGCGTCCTTAATGACTGCATTATCAATGTAGGTGGCCGCCGTAATATGCAGTTTGTTACCGTATATTGATATTCCTTCAGGCGAGATGTTAACTGCATTTACAACACCATCTTTGGAAACCTTAAGATTAATATTACTTTCCAATTGGCTATATTCAGATTGGCCAACTGTATCAGGTAGATATGCGCCAACGGTTGAATCTGAAACCATCATAGGGTGATTTAATATTACATTGCCTTCACCGTTCATTTGAATAGCTAGGCACACTTTGGTTGCGTTTGTTGGGGTAACCCATCCTTCAGTTTTTAAGAATTGCTTAGTCCCCCATTTAGAAATATCAAATCCTGCCCCATGGAAATCAATTCGATTGCCCGAATCATCTAAGAAAGTTACTTCAAGGCTAATTTGAGTAGCCGTAGGAGCTGTGACTCCAGTTATAAACATTGTAGCACTGGCCGAGTATCGCATTCCCTGAATTGCAGGTACCATTTTGCTGTATGCATGTGACCAATTGCCAACAGCATATCCCCGAGGGCTGAATACTAAACTATTGCTGCCATTTGCGTGGTCCCATTGGTTGTAACCGACATACAAAGGAACATTACTTTCCCATCCATCAGTATTACTTTTTAGTTCACTATTATAAATTAGGTTTCGCTGTCCAAGATTATTAACTTGTCCGACAACAGAAGTTATCTGGTTATTCAATTGAGTCATCTTTGACTGATAAGTGTCATTATCGACCTTTCCACGAACAGTCGTTTGAATGCTGTCTATAGTTTGAGAGATACTGGAAACGGCTGTGACTGTGGCATTATCCAATGGATTTGTAGAGTAATCAGTGGCGTTTGAACCTAACTCTAGCTTCATATTGGAGAATGTGATAGTGGCCGTCGAAGGCACATTATCAAGGCGGAGATAAACACCTTGCTGCGAAAACCCATTCAGCTTGATGGTTGCCACATAATGTTTCTTTGTGGTGCCAACAGTACTATCAATGTACCCCATCCAAGTTTCACCGTCTAAGTTACCATTATTTTGGATAGTAAAGTTCGCAAAAGCCGTAGAAACGGCATCAAAGCTTAGAGTTACTGTAGTTCCTGCTTCTAATCTTCGGCTTAATGCGTACATTTGTTGAGCCTGGTTAACTTTATTGTCACCTGTTATAGTGAACGGGTTATAGGTTTTTAATAACAGGTTAGTTCCCACAGCACTATCTTGAATCTGCTGCTGAACAGTCACCAAAGTGCTACTGAAAGACTTAGCGGTCTGCTGAAGCTGACTAATATCGTGCTTATTAGTGCCATTATCAGTGTTCAAAGAATCAAAGCTAGAAGATAAAGACTTAGTGGATGCCTGAAGCGTACCAATGTCAGTAGTGTGTTTACCGATAGTATTGTTAACAGTCGTAAACTGAGCTTTAAACCCACTGGAATCGGCTTTAAGATCATTGATACTGGTTGTATGCCCATCGACGGTACTCTTAACACTGGATATGGTACCGTTAATTCCGTCAGAAGTTGTCTTAATCTGGGTCTGAGTCCAAGTCTGGGTGGCGTAGCCGTTAAGGTCCTTCTGCTCAATTTTCTTGGAAATATCAGCTTTCATACTATCCACAGTTTGGGAAAGCTTTGATACAGCTGTGACTGTTGCATTATCTGCTGGATTAGGGCACCAATCAGTAGCTAGACTACCTTTTTCCAGCTTAAGATGACTTACAGTCCCGGTTCCAGAACCAGAAAATTGAATATATCCATTAGCAGATTCAACGCTTGTTATATTTTCTGGTACTACAAATGTTGATGATATTCTTCCTGAACCTGAACTATTAGTAGAAGGGATATTATACCAAGGACCAAAATAGCGTGTGTTGCTATCCGTAAATAGTTTTACTTCCCAACCAATACGGTTTTTAGCACTTCCTGCGACAAATCCTTGATATTCATAATCAACTGAGATCGTTACAACTTCTCCTTCTAGCCCTTTAAGTAGAGATAGAAAATCATCATTGTTTTCATTTGAAACGAAACCACCTGTAAATGTTCCGGTTAAAATTTTATCTGCAGTACCAGTTAATAGGTTAGTCCCAACAGCGCTGTTTTGAACTTGTGTTTGAACAGTTTCTAAGGTAGTGCTGACTTCTGTGGCAGTCTGTTTAAGCTGGCTAATATCATTCTTATTAGTTGCATTATCAGTAGTAAGTGTATTAAACCCCGTGGTTAAGTCTTTAGACGTGGCTTGCAAGGTACTAATATCAGTAGTTTGCTTGCCAAGAGTATTATTAACAGTCGTAAACTGGCTCTTAAATGAACTTGAGTTAGCCTTCAGGTCATTAATACTGGTAGTCTGACCGTCAACAGTCGTTTTGACACTGGACAGGGTAGCATTTATTCCATCAGCAGTAACTTTAATCTGATTTTGGGTCCAACTTTGAGTTGCATAGCCATCAAGATCAGTCTTAGTCAACTTAGTAGCTAAGCCATTCTCTAGCTCTGCAATGGTCATAGTTGAACCATCAGTTAGAGTCTTGTAACTCTGGCTGACCGCTCCAGCAATTTGCTTAGCATCTTTAGAGTCAGCTGCGGCGGACGATGCTTGGGTTACTGCGGTACTAGCATTTGTTTGGGCATTTAAAGCAGCAGTTAAGGCGCTGTCAGCCTTTTGGTCAACTTTACCAAATCCCGAAGCTGTAGAGTTTGCTGTAGCAACTGCAATACTAGCGTCACTTTGAGCACCTACTGCTTGACCCAGTGCTTGATTAGCTAGTGCATTTGTATCATCGTACTTGGCCGCAAGCTGGTCAGCTTTATCTGATGCACTTTTAGCATTTTCAACCGCGGTTTCAGCTTCCTTTTTAGCTACATCAACTTTGGCGTCTACCTCGCCAGGGTTCAACGTAATCTGCTCCCAACGCCCGTTGACCCATTGTTTGATAGACCACTTGTCTGGATCACTATCACTTTGGTCAAACCATAAGTCACCTTCATTGGCGCTCGTGGGTTCTTTTTCACCATAGTAGTTTGTACTCTTGCCGTTAGCGCTGCTAAGTGCATTATCAACACTTTCTTGAATACGTTGCACCTTGCTATCCAAACTACTTTGTAGATGTGTGTACTGATCCACAATACTCAAATCACCACAAGTGGCCGTATACCCGATACGCTTACCGGTCACGTCAAACTGTTCTTCAAGCTGAATAATGCGAATCTTACGCTTGAAATTTAATGCTTCATCAATCGCTAGAATCCAGTCCCCGACTTTAGGTGCTTCATAATTAGGATAACCAGCGTTCTCTAAGTCATAGATGTTCATAGTCATTGACACGGTATAGGTCGCATCAACCTGCTTTTTTAAGGCGGCAATCAAGTTATCTGCAATTGTGTATCGTTCATCGACAATCGGGTCCATTTCTAAGTCGCCAAACTGCTTGGCTAACTCACTGCGATACTCAACTTCTAATCGACCCTTACTTTGGTCTTCAGCATCTTTGAAAGCACCATAGCCCCTAGCATACGTCGCAAAATCGGATATTTTCATTTCTTCCGTGAGATCACTAAGGTTAATCCCTTTACGGGCAAAACTAGTCAGGTCACTACCAATCTGTTTAGCAATGTGAACCGTCTCATTGTGCACTTCAAATTCAACGCCAGCCTGATCAATAATATCGTTAAATAAATCTAACTTATTTTTATAACCCCAATTTTCTTTTTCAAATGCTGGCACGGTAACATCATTCTTGTAGGTATACCCGGATTCATTAAAGAGTTGTCCTAGATAGAATGTATACTCATGACTCCCCGTGTATTGTGCGTGTAATGCTACTTTGGCAAAGTCCCAGAAGAACTGTTGTACCGCATCAAAGACAACGGTATTGGTATCATCACTCAGCTTCTTATACGTAATGACGTACTTTTCATTATCGAAGTTTAACCACCAGCCGTAGTCTAAGCCGTTCAATACGTCGCCGCCGGCAAACACTTCACCAGTCAGTGACAGTCCGCCATTAACGCTAGTAGTTCTTGTAATGGTAGCTTGGCCGAAATGGGGCGTCCCAGCCGGATCATGAAATTTAATCAATAATTTTCACCTCACCTTCCTAAATATATAAATCACACAAATTTTTAATTTTGACATCCGCACTGATTGAACATACTACCTTGTTAGCCGCACCGGGATGCAGGATAAAATACCCCGCATTAGTTTTATCATTAATGTTCTGACTGCCACGAGTATTATTCATGCCCGATAACGTATAAACGTCACCAGCAACTACTGGGCTAGTAACTATCAATGATTGACCATCGACTGTCAACGTAAACCCACCAGCAGACGCCACCTTAGCCGTCACAACAAAATAAAAAGCCTGTTCTAGCTGTGAACAAGCTACTGTACCGTTATAAGTTATTGATTGGCCACTAACTAATGTTTGCGAACGTGGCTTGCTCTCACCATATGGCAATTCGACTGTCTCAAATTCCAGTGACCAGGTGTAGTAAACGCCCTTACCAGTCCGCTCGATGATTGATGGTAAGTTGGTATCTGTTCGATACACTTTAAACCGTTTCTTATCAACAGTTTGTGCTGGCATCACAAAGTCTTTGCCACTCTCACGCACGTCATACAAGTTTCGACCGCCGTAAACGCGCGTTAAATAAACGGGATCCGTTTGTGATAAAGCCGTGTTAACTTTATCTCGCACGTCATCCGCTTGTTCTAGGCTCTTAACCCAATACAAACCATTGATTATAATCTTTTTGACGACATGCCGGCCCCCGTAATCCAGCGAGCCAGCGCGCCCATCAAAACTCTTAGTAGTTCTGGTGATTGTTGGTGCCGATTCTTCGAAGTTGAGCACTTGGAAGCCGAAGTCACTCAACTTATGTTCAGTTCCATTTAAGTTTGTAATTAAAGCATCCATTTGCTAACCTCCTTGTGGGAAGAATCGATTTAAATTGTGTTCCCGTGAATCCTTTTGTTTAATCAAAGTCCGTAGCTTGTCACCAATCATATCGTTGTGCACTTCAAATGTTGGTTGTTGGTCATCAAGCTTATTCAAGATAGCTTCCAGGCCTGCTACGATTGCTTGTGTACTGTCGCTACCACCCAAGTTATAGTTGATTGTGGTATTATCTCCGCCAATTGAGTCGTTGATTGCTTTCGAAGCTTGGATAATTGATGAATTAGCCGGAATAGTACCAGCAGCATACTGTGAGACACCAAACATTTTGGCCGTTAATCCCGCTGGAATAACTTGCGTTCCTTTTGGTGCATTCAGATAGACATTACGTCCGTGTGGAATAAACGCTGGATGCCCGGGATACTTGACAGCTTCACGGTACACTGAACTTTCTTCGTCATTAACAATGATTGGATTACCATCGGTACCTGTTGTACCTGTTGCGTGCCGAGTAATTTTACGAAAAACAGTTGTAATGAAGTGAGTCACGTTCCCCATTGCATTCCAGTGGCTTAGAGTACGGATTGCGCTACTGATTGGACCAGAAGCGCCATCGTGACCACGAGCAGTCTTGTCTCGCATACCGGTTCCGTTGTAGCGACCTAACGAACCTTTAGCGCGTCCCATAGCCCCACTTGCCGAATCATATCCGCGAGCAGTCTTTCCGCGCATGCCTACCCCGTTGTATCGATCAAGTGACCGATGAGCACCGTTAATTGGACTAGATGCAGCGTCATGTCCACGAGCAGTTTTGAGTGTCATATTAACGCCGTTATATTTCATTGCCGATTTACGTGCACCGTTCATTGAACCTGAGGCCGAATCCTTACCTTTTGCAGTTTTAGTCTGCATCTTGGTTGAATTAAATTTATCTAGTCCCTTTTTACCATTTTTAGCAGGGCCAGACGCCTTATCAGTAGCCTTAAGCACCTTACCAGTTACTTTGACACGGCCATATTTGTCAACTGAAATTTTAGCTTTACCAGCATTCTTGCTAGCATTATCCTTAGCAAATAAATTCTTAGTAGCGTTTTTTGGTAAATTCTGATAAGCCTTATAATTACCAGTTACCTTCTTAATAATTCCCGTAGCGCCCTTGTCGTTTGCAATTAACCGTTTTTCACGTTCTGGTAAGCTATTCCAATCCTTAAGGTTCTTAACGCCTTTAGCAACATCTTCGGCACCCTTAGCTTTGGCCATGACCGTCTTCATTTGTGGCGTTAAGTTGTTCCAATCTTTAATACCAACCGTAGCTTGCTTCATGGCTGGCGACGCGTTGTCCTTTAAGACTGCCCGTTTCTCAGCCATCGTTAACTTATTCCAAGTTTGAGCCTTAGTCATGACGCCTAAGAGTTCTGGTCCACCTTTGGAAGTGATGATGGCCTTCTTTTCAGCTGGGGTAAACTTGCCCCATTGTTTGCCCTTTTCGATTAACCCGGCTAGATCATCGCCACCTTTAGACTTAATCATAGCCTGTTTCTCTTTAAGCGTTAAACCATCCCAGCGTTTGGTCTGAACAGCCGCAACCCCAACCATGGCCGCGGCATTTGAGCTCATCTTTCCTTGTTTAACCAGTAGCTTCATCTGGTTCCATTTGTCCTTAGATTTAGCAGCTTTATTGACTTCGCCCTGTGCATTGGTCTTAACTTTTCCAGTCTTGGAATCAAATACTAAGCTATTCCAGGTATCGGCTGCCGCCTTAGACTTCTTACTCATGTTGCCAGTTTCAGCAACCACCAAGGATGTACTCTTACTCATGTCATCATTTTGCCGTTTTACAATCGACGCTGCTTGCTTGTAAGTGTAGCCAACATTTAGTAAATCCTGCGTAATTTGGGCTTTCGAATCCCCGTTCGCCTTATCCAGTTTATAGATTGCCGCGGCCATACCATCTGTGGTTGACTTGTGGGTAGCTTGCAGGTCAGTCATTGCCTTGCCATATTGTGATGCAGAAATTTCACCTTTATCGTACATGGACTTGATCTGCTGGCTCTGATCATTGTAAAGCTTGTTTTCTTTCTGCATTGAAGACGTCAATTGATTAATGGTCGTATCACGTTGCTTACGGGTCATGTTACCAATATCCCCATTCAATGCAGCTAGAACGTTCTTCTTAGCACTTCCACCAATTTTTAGTAGGCTAATTTCATCGCTATTCATTTTACGTTGGCTATTGAGCAATGCAGTTCGTTCCGTATCACTTAAACCAGACATCTTGCCATTGTGGTTTTTGAGTATTGCTTCCGCGTTATTATAATTTTCCTTAGCGTCGGCCAATACCGTAGCATTATGCTTCTTGCGATCAGCAATATCCTTTTTCAAGTCACCTTGAACAGAGTCGGGCAGGCCCTTCATATCCTTCTGCATCTGCTGGATAGTGTCTTTGGAATCCTTCTCCATCTCAGTGTACATATCGCCAAAATCCTTGGCAACGCTCTTAGTGCTTGTATGACTTGCTGTCTCAAAATCCGTCAATGACGCACTAGCGTTAGTACTAAATCCCTTGAACTTAGTCAGTGCGGAATCAGCCTGTTCACCGACATCTGAACCCCACTGCCGTGTTCGTGCAGCACTAGCTGCAGCTTCCTTACCATAGAGTTGCCAGTAAGCCACACCGGCTACAGCTGCCAAACCAACGCCGGTCACTGCCGCACCCGTCACACTTAATGAGGTTCCCAATACACCAGCGCCAGCCTCGGCAGTCGTAAAGGCACCTTTAAGCAAGCCAAATGTTGACTTAGCCGTTGATGCTGAGCCATTTACAGTATCAACACTACCCTTGAACGCTTTGAAACCACCACTAGTTGCATCAGTCGCACCTTTTAACATCGCGAGTGATTCTTTAGCTGCTTGATTCTTCGCATGCCATTGTGCGGTAGCGCTAATAACTTTAACAATACCGCCACCAAATGTTCCAAATCCACCGACGATATTACCCAGCATACTCAATACTGGGCCACCAGCAGCAGCTAATAGGGCAAACTTAATAATTGTATTCTGAGTGGCATCATCCATCTTTGAAAAACCTTGAACCATATCCGTGGCTTTCTTAACTAATGGTGTTAGTTTTGGAATTAACTTCTCACCGATTTCAATTCCTAGCACTTGTAATGACGCAATCAGTTTCTTGACATTATTTGCCGAAGTATTGCTCATTTGCTCGGCAACTTTCTTAGTCGCACCACCAGCGTTTTCAGTATCTTTAGTCAAGTCACGCAGACTCTTAGAACCGGCCTTAACTAATGCGTTAGCAGCAGCTTGGTTCTCACGTCCGAATGCTTGGGCTAAGGCCTTACCACGTTCAGCGTTTGACCAGCCCTTAGTGCCATGTGTGATATCATCAATTAGTTGCGGTAAATCGTGTGAGTCATGGGCCAGTTGCTTCGAACTAATGCCCATATTCTTGAATCCTTCGGTGTTTTGCTTGGTTGGCTTAATCAAACTAGTCAGCATACCACGTAAATTAGTCCCAGCTTTTTGGCCTTCGATTCCTTGGTTACTAAGCTCACCAACAGCCGCCGCAGTTTGTTCAACGCTGAGACCCAAACTAGATGCAACCGGCCCGACGTAGCTCATCGCATCAGACATATCACCGAAGCCAGCCGCAGTTGCATTGGCCGCGTATGTCAGCGAATCGGTAACCCGCTGAGTGTTCTTCATCGTCCCAGCCGTTGAGTTAGTCTTTAACCCGAACTGTTCAACGATTGACGCTGTGGCATTCATGACCGTACCCATATCTTCACCGGAAGCCATGGTTGCATCTAAGATAGACGGCATTGAGCCTAGAACTTGGTTAGTCGTGTAACCACGCCGAATAAGTTCCGCCATGCCGTTGTTGATTTCAGTGGTCGAGACACCGTACTTCATCGACATCTTTTTAGATGCATCACCCAACCGATCCAACTGTGACCGGTACTTAGCGGTAACCGCGCCCCCATTAGTCAGCAGAGGCCCCATGGACTTGATTTGCGAATCAAAAGTGATAGCGGATTTAGTTGCAATGGCTAAACCAGCCGCAATTGGGGCACTAACTTTGCTGGTCATCGTTGAGCCGATGTTCTTCATCGATGTACCAGTCGCTACAGCGGCCTTGCTAACTTTATTTAAGCCACCGGTAAAACCAGTTTGCTCAACGCGTGCTTTAGCCATTGCCGCTGCATTATTCTTATACTGAGTTTGTAATGAGGCTAATTTAGCATTGGCATTCTGCAATTGAGTTGCTAGCTTAGCTGTTTGCGCGGTTGGTTTACCATCAACCAGCGAGTCCTTGTACGCTTTACCCAGTTTTTCAACAACCCGCTGCTGACTCATCATTACTTGTGACAAGCCTTTAGACTTAGCTGATAGGACATCAAACTGGCGGCCCGATTGACCAAGTACAGCCATTGATGATTTCATCTCAGCCATTGCATACTTAACTTCACGTTTAGCACCGGTTAACCCTTTACCAAACGCAGCGTGATCCAGCCCTAACTCGATGACCATGCGGCCTAATACTTCATCTGCCATTTATTATTCCTCCCTTCATTAAGATTTTCTAGCAAAGTCAAAAAGACTCATGACAGGCTGATTACCAGGGTTTACCCCCACAGTTCCCGGTTTGACTCGGGTCCCACTTTCAGTCTGCTGAGTCTGTTCGGTCGTTGCTTCGATTATTTGCGACAACAATTTAAAATCAACATCATTTAATACGCTCGATAGTGTATAGCCAGTTCGGTTCTCAACAATTACGCCGACTGCTGATAACACACTTTTGCGAGCTTCTTTGATTGTTATTCCGGTGTTGTCGCCATCTGTAGCTTTTTTGGGTTTACATTTGCAACCTTACAAATAAGTTCAAAAATATGGTCTTCAAAGCCAATCGCATTGAAACCATTCCAAATTGTTTCTGTTGTCACTAACGGGTTAGTAAATACTTTGGATAGAAATGCTACTCGTTCTTCAAAAACATCACGCAATTTACGATCTGAGTTATCGGTTTCGATTAAGTCCAATGCGTCCAAGATACGGCCTGCCGGAATGAACGATTCCGTGAAGGTCTGCTTTTTACCATCAATAAGTAATTCCATCTTTAGTGGTGTACTCATAGTTTTTTCCCTCCATACACAAAAAGCCGCCCCAATTGGTATTGTTGATTTATCGGCGACTAGTGGTTAGTTATTCAATATGTTTTTCAGAATTATCCATTACTTGGGGTTGTATCGCTACCTGCTGGATCAAACAATTGCTTTTCAAACTTCGTAACAGTCGTTGCATCCTTAGTGGCATCGCCCACAAACTTCTGCATCACTTCGCCGTTAGTAGCAGTGGCAATCGAACTAATTGGCGTAAAAGTCCAGGCATCAGCTTCTGGCGTAAACGATTTAGATGAATCCAGCGTGCTCAAGCTAATCTTATCCCGCGTAAATGTTCCCTTGAAGAAACCAACTAACGCAATTTCACCAGTGTCTTCTTTGGATTCCATTTCAATTGAGCAATATGGCGGTAAAGTGTCTTCACCACCATAGCTGATCTTGTCATCATCGACGCGGAAACCAGCCAATAGGTCAGCGCTAGCTTCCGGTAAATCTAAAATGCCAAGTGCTACCTTGGCGTCACCCAAGCCTTGCCGTGACAAGTAGTAATCGATATTAGACCCTGGTACTTTCACTGGGTCTTTAGCTAATCCACTGATTTCAGCAGTGGTCGTAGCCCCTTTGTGTGCCTGACCTTCAACAATAATCAGGTCACCTTTTTTCGTGCCGTCTTCGGCAAATGGTTGAATCTTTAATCGTTTATATCCTACAAACATAATTACATCTCTCCTTAATAATTTGTGTCATACAATTTAGTGTTACCACGGTATCTGCGAACATCAACAAAGCGGTTAGTTTCAGTCATGAATTCATCTAATTCGTTCTGAGCACCAGCTAATCTTGAAAAGCCCAAAGCAAGCATTTCGTTTTGAATTTCACGTGCCACAGCATTACGCGCCGGTCGACTGATAGATTCAACATTGACTTGAAACGTGAATTGCACATTCAAATAATCATCACTGCCAACAGCCGCTGGTACCGGTGGTCCGACAGGTGTAATCACAACAAATAGATTGTCGTGGTCAGCCGTTTCTGGGCTTTCAAAATAACTAATTCGATGACTGCCATCACCAGCCAATGTCAGTTTTGCAATTGTTGCATTTGCCAACAACGCGGTATAAATAGTTGCAAGCATATCCTTGGTTTCGGTCATAGTAGTTTCCTCAATTCAGCTTCTTCAAGTGCCTTGGCAGGGCCACGGCTACTATCAAATGCACCTTGAACTTTACCCATGCCTCGTGGATGATAGGTTTTGCCGAACCGTGTATAACCGAGCTCATTCAGATGGACTAATCGCCAGCGAGATCCCGCGTGCCAACCAATCTTAATCGTCCGTACACCGCCCTGACTATGAGGGTTACCAACTGATACTTGAAGAACTGTTTGACCTGTGTCACGATAGCTGGCGACCGCATTCTTGAGTTCAACCGCTACTCGCCTGCCGGCTACTCTTAACGCATCATTTTCAATACGATTTAGCTTTGCTGGGCTAAACTTTTCGGCCAACTTATTAATTACTTCATCAACGCCTTTAAACTTAATCGTCACTTCCGTCATTTAGTCACCCCCAGCACAATTTTTACAAACGAATTATTTTCCAAATCTGGTGCAACCTGGATAACATCCCAAACAATCGGTTGACCAGCGACATTCAGATAGCGGCGGTCGTCAATAACTACGGTATCTTGTGTTGATGGGTCAAATTCGCCAAAAGTATCGCGAATCTTGATAGTCACGCCATACTTTGCTTCATTAACGTTAAGCACTTCACGGTCTTTGGTGGATGGATCATAAGCTAAACCCAAACACTCAAAAGCTTGTTCAGTTTGACCACGACCCGGCTCTGGCCCCAAATTTTTGACGGTACGAAAAAAACGAACCGGCGTATTAAGCTGATTCGTTCTTACTGATGGTGCTTTGTACTCAAACTCTGGTCGATTCACCTTCATCATCTCCCGGTTCATAGCTGACCAAGGACGCAGACAATAAGTCGTCCAAAAAATTGGCATCGAAAAACTCGACTTGGTCATTGTAAGCGTATCGTGCTCGTTCTAAAACTAGCTCGTCATACACATCATCACTGGCGTTACTGGCAATACCAGTAATATCGGTGATACGCCTCTGACTTGCATTCAGAATTCGCGATAAATTCGCGTCCTCGGCTTTGTGATAAATCTTCATACGCAGTTTGAATTGATCTAACAATGGATTCATCTTTTCATCTGCCATTTAATCACCCCACTAATGCTAGTAAATCTGCCTTCAACGTAGCTCCAGTGTGGTCGATTCCGTTAGCATCTAACCAAGCAGTGATTTCAGCTACGGTACTGTTCGCAGTAGGCTTAGTTACCCCGGTGTCCGGGGTCGCTATTTTCCCGTGTCACCGCCGGTCGTTGGTTCAGTGGTCGTAGTACCAGGAGTAGCAAGTTTCAAGTCGTAAACCACCGCCGCCTTGTCATCCTTAGCCTTACCATAAAAGAACTGCTTAGCCGTGTATAAGTCCATGTCTTCAAGTGCCAACGTTTGGTCGTATGGTTGAATCTTCAATGGGCCGGCTTGGAATGCATCATAGCGACCTTGAACGAATGCAATCACCTTGTTTTCAGGTGCAAATTCAGATTCGATAATCGTCAATCCAAATGGTAAGGCAGTGACAAATTGGCCAGCTAAGTTTTGAACCATAAATTGTGCTTCCACATCTAATGATTCGCCGGGGCCCATGACCATGACAGTCTTGCCCTTGGCAACAACCGGCTTGCCATTTTCTTTAGTGGATAATTCTTTGATCATACCAGCTAGTTCTTTAGCAGCAGTCTTGGTATCAGCGAACGTCAACGTTCCTGCGGATTCCTTTTCAGGGTATACGCCGCCAGTCACAGCTACGCCTTCCTTGACGGAACGGTTTAAGCCAATTGGTTTTTGATTCCCATCACCAGTCAAGAATGCAGTTTCAGCGCCGACCGCAAAGGCTTCAGTAATTTGGGTGATTACGTATTGCTTAATCCATGATGGGCCGAAGTCGCTTAAGTCCTTTGGTAATACCAAGAACGCGGTTGCCTTGGATTGGTCAGCTTTAGTCTCCTTGAACTTAGCATCTAATTGACTAGTGATTTCGCCGAAAATATTACCCCAGCCAATTACTCCGGAAGCATCTGATTGGATAATCTTCAAGCTAATACCTTGGTTTTGCAAACCGATCGCTTGAAGTAACGGGTGGGCTTGAACCATGTCATCGAACACTTCAGTAACAACCGTTTCAGGCAATAACTTAGGTTCTTTAAATCCAGTATCTGTCTTAATCTCATTGAAAAACTTCACTTCTTCGTTCGACATCTTGGGGTCGTGTCGGCGAGCGTCCAAGTAATCTTCGGTTTGAGCGTGAACTTGGTTCTTAATTTCTGAAAGTGTATCTTCACCCAAAGCGTCCATCATATCAGTAAAACCCTGTTGTTGCTCTTCGGGCTTGGCAGCGTTCTTCACCAATTGTGCGTACTTTTCACGTGCGTCAGTAAAGTTTTTGAAAACATTTGTATCAAATTTAATCATTACTTTTCCTTCTTTCTAAATTAAAAAGCAAACGGATTAAATGTTTTTTCCGTTTGCACTTTAGGTTTAACATTCAGTTTTTGAGTGACTGCAGTCGTAATACGATCAATATCTGAATCAGATAATTTGAAAGGATTAATACTGCGTGCAGTTGTCATCCCTGAATTATTTTGCTTCATTAACTCAGTTATTTTATCAATGGCAGGCTTTGGTAACATACCTGAGCCACCATCTGCGACCAGCTCAATTTGATCATCAAACATAATTTCATCGACAAAGCCTAATTCTTTAGCTTGGTCTGCATTCAAATACGTTTCTGAATCCATCTTGGCCTGTAGATCTTCCATCGATAAGCCAGTTTTAAGATGATAAGCATTCGCAATCGCTTCGCTGGACTGCTTTAAAATTTCAGACAACTTAGCCTGATCACGGTAATCACCACGCAATCCACCAGCTACATTGTGAATCATAATTTGGCCGACTGGACTAATCCGTGTGGGATTACCAGCCATGGCGATCAATGACGCTGAACTTGCGGCCATCCCAACAATGTTAACCATAACTTTTCCTTGATAAGCCATCAACGCAGTATAAATTTCAGTTCCAGCGTCCATTAAACCACCACCAGAATTAATATCAACTTCAACAGTTGAGCCATCATCTGGTAATGCATCAATGACATCCTTAGGAGCAGTACTGTCCATTTCCAACATGTCATAAATCCACTTGTCATCGTTACTAATAATCGGACCCTTAACGTTAATCTTCTTCATTATTCTCACCACCTTTCATTGTATAATTCTTGGTCATCACTATCTGGTCACCGTCTTCACGTGGTGGCAACCCAACTGCTGACCGAACCTCATTTTGAGTAACCATACCTGACGAACCAAGCTTGTCGATTTGTTCTGCTAGTTCAATTAGTGTTGGTCGATTAATGCCAATAACTTCAACTTGTTTGCCATTCTTTAAGTAATCTCGCTGGCTGAATGACTTAGCGTTAAGCTCTGACTGAATCTTATTTAATAACGAACTCAAGCACTGCTTATTGAACAGTTTCTGATTTTCACCACTTTCAGCAGTTTCACCATGAATTAACGCTGGTGGCACTCCTACCAGCCGGGCAACATGGTCAATGAATGCCAGTAACACGCCGTTACTTTCATCAAACGTCTGATTTTTGCCTACCCCGTTCGCTACTTCGTTATATTCAAAGCCATTTGTGATTGGTACTAGTGCAACAGAATTCTTGCTGAACGATTGGAAAATCTTGTCGATAAACTTCTGCAGCTTGTTGGCTTTACCGTCATTAACACCAGCCGTTAGGTCAGCCTTAACAGTCGCTCGAATTTGATTGTTACGAAGTTCTAGCTCATACATTCGGCCAAACAACTCACCATAGTCTCCCCATAAACCAGTCAGATAGTGCTCTAACTGCTCATTTGAGTATCTCAGGTAAATAACATCAGACATCGGGAAGGAACGCTTAAACGTGTATTCTTTGACCGTGACATTGTCGAAAATATCTTCATATACTGCATACTCGTGACGACTAAAATCATCAGCAATTAATAAATCACCATCGTCGTCTTGAATCACCAGCACCTCGTTGTAATAAATCAATTGGTAAACAAAATGCTGCCAAAAATCACTGGCCGATTCGTCAGTATTTGGTCGGACATTGAGCTTGTAATACATCGCATCCTTAACAGGTAACCCCTTGTTCATCACACGAAACTCCGACTGGCTAACTGCCCGGCCTACGTAATTGATTACTGTGTCAATCGCCATGCGTTTTAAGTAGGCTCGGTTCTTAATATCCTGGAACAAATCAAGATCATAAATAAAGCTGGAGTCTTTTCGCCGCGTAAATAGGTCAAAGAAGCTATTAATTACACTCATATATTCACCTCCTTTCCGTTAGAAATCAATGTCTGCCAACATATCTAGCGATTCATTTACCGAGTAGTCGGGTAACTGGTCAACCAGATATTGGCCATATTCAAACGCTTTGAAGCCATCAGTTTTTCGCCGAATTTCTTCTTTCTTGCCGTATCGTTTGTTACCGTGGCTATCGGTCGAAACCAGCACGTTCTGTGTGTTCCATCGCAATAACGGGTTGTCGCCCCAGATATATTGATGATTGGCAAACCCTGTCTCAATCCTCGGGGCTAGTAATCCATCAATCGCAGTTGGATTCCGAATCACGACCACCTCAAAGCCTGCATCTTCAAAGAACTTACGAAGTAAATCCGCCCGGAAATTATCCATGACAACTTTCTTAATGATGAAACGTTTCCGCTGCTCTAAGAACCAATCCACGACTGCTTGCGGGTCAATGGTTGGTGTGTCAACCACGGACAACAACCCCCGTTCTTCCCATTCAGCAATAGGAGGAGCAGATTGGGGGTGGTCTTGTGGTTTAGCTGAATACGCATAGAACTTATCGACAAATTGACGGCGGGCAAATTGATGGCTGATAAAGTACTGCTTGCCTTCTCGTTTGATGGTCAACCCGTCTGCGGTAAAGTCGCGAATAGATGCAAAATCCACCGATCCAATCGCTTCCATGCCTTGCAAGTCGTCCAGTAGAATCGGACGGTTAGTCGCTTTGATTTGCTCATAAGGGGCAACCGACTTTTCTAGGTCTTCAACCTGGTAGTTCATGCGCTTAATAACGAACTCATCATAACCGGACGGGTCTAGTTCCAGGTCGTTATAGTCGTCCATAGTCTCCTGGTAAACGTCTTTGGCGTAACCATTCATCGGCTTAGAAAATGATGGGTTAGCAAGCTCCCAGTTGGCTGGGTCGTCCATCTCTTTCAAGTTGTCCAACTCGCAAACAAATGGAAACATCGATTCAATGGGGGCCTTACCGTCTAAAATCGCATCAGCTTTTGCTAATTCTTTATCTAGGTAGCCATCACGCACATAGCCCTTGGACCCAATCTCGAAAACTCGTGAGTCTCGAACTTTCCCAAGTCCAGAAATATGAACTTTGACATTTTGGTTATTGGGATAGGCGTGGATTTCATCGAAAATAACAAAACCATCACGCAAGCCATCTTTAGTATTCCCGTTAGAAGTCCGGTATCGTAGCGTCGAGTTGGTAGACTTCGAATGAACTTGCGAATTGGTCGCATAAAATTCGCCTTTCAACTCACTATGCAAGTCGACCGCATCGTGAATCTCATCAACCGATGTTTTGGCCTGTTCTTCACTATTGGCGATAATGGAACCATTATAATTGCGGACCCCATGCAGTCGTGATAAAAGAAAAGATGACATCACCGATACCCAGCCGTTCTTACCAGCCCCACGGCCAACGACTACCATGAACTTCCGAATTGCTCGTCGCTCAGTGGTGTGATCATATAAAAAAACGAACGCGGTTAAGAATTTTTCCCAGGGTGTAAATGGGAAAAACCACTTATCAGCGAACGTTAAACAGTCCTCGATTTTTTCTTCATCAAAATAATAATTTTCGTTAGTTAGAACGGTCTTTTCTATTAATTCCACGAGTTTTATTCGCCGCTTATTCAACCTGATAGAACCGTCTTTATAGGCCTGTAGGTAACTTTTAACATACTTCTGTTGAATCATACCAAGCCACCCTTTTCGTCGCTCGTAGTAGCTGTTTTAGACGCTTTAGGGGTGGTTTTAATGGTCTTAAAGTCCTTTTCAAGCGTTATTAGCGCGGAATTAATTCGATTTTTTTCGGAAACAGCCGGATTTGCTTTCCAGTATATCTGTTTGCCATTCTCGATTTTGACCATCACACCATTGGCAATAATGGCTTCATCAAGCTTATAAAAAGCGTTCAAAAGGCTGATATACCGGTCAACCTTTTCTTTTTCAACCGCCGACTTTCGATCAATTTGCTGCATCAATTCCCTTCTTATTTTACGGTGGTCCAAACCCCCACCCCCTTTCAAATTGAATAAAAAAACAATATTTTTCCGGAGTCGAGTCCTACCCACCGGTTCCCAGTTTTCTATTTTTCGCCAATTTTTTTGACCCCGGGGGCCTCTGTAAATTTAGAAATAAATGCTTTCCAGTCAAAAAAGATTGCTTTATTAATGTAGTAATAGCCAGTAAATTCTTTTGCGTTATTCATCCGTTTACAGTAATTCTTTGCCCGCCGTTCACTAAAATAAACGCGATGTGCAAATAATACATTCGCTTGTTGATCACGCATAACTACGTAGACCACGACTTGCTTAGTGTTATCGGTTCTTGATCGCATTAGTCATCACTCCTTGTCTATTGATAGAACACCTTGCCATTCCGTTGATTGATAAAGACCACATGCTGAATTGGCTTATAGTCGCACTCCGATAACAAGATGATAGTTGCAGTCATCATGCTAACCCCTGACTCATCAATATCTGTAGCCGTTACAAACTGATAACTACACGACACTACATGAGCCTGCTCACCGTCAACATAGATCTCAGGTATCTTTTGTCCGTTGTTTATTGACCAAGTTATATTATGTTCCACCATTAATCCCACCTCTCGTCCTTGCTCCACCGATTCTCTTTACGCTCATGCTTGCTTCGATAGTTCATCCGATGATGGCGTTTGTTGTGACAGTCCTTGCACAGTGTCCGTAGGTTAGTCGGCTCGGTTCGCAACTCCGGATAGTCAGCCAACTCTTTGATGTGGTCAACTTCCAGTACAACCGGACGACCATGGCTATCAACGTCGCCATACCGTGTGACCTTACCATCACGCTTACACCACACACATTCATAGTGATCACGCTTTAGGATAGCAGCGCGCAGATGCTCCCACTCAACGGAACCATAGAATGCGTGGCATTGTTCAGTTGTCCATGACATGGCGTAACTTACAAGCTACCTTCGATGTGTCAACATCCAAATCAATCACCAACGCTTGGTTGGTGAGATGCTTAGGTTCAATACCAGCCATCACATTACCCAATCCACTATAGATGTCACGCAATGAATAGCCCTGCTTAATTAAGCTATAGCAAGTCTCATTGATTGTCTGTGTTACGTTGAACTCAGATTGTTCCATTCGTATTACCTCCAATAAATTTAATTAATATGCCGGTAAGGATTTGCACCTTACATGACGTGTGGTCACACCGGTGTCACCCGATGCCCGTTACGCGCGTCTGACTATGCGTCTACCTATTTCGCCAAGGCACACAAAAACGCCACACCATTTGGCATGACGTTTAAAAATTCATTCTCTCATATATTTCCATTTTATATCAAATGAGAAAAAAGGATCGTACATCTTTACCATATCATTCTCATAAACTAGCACAGGGTCTCTTTCATCTGACTCTTTTGCAATATCAACCATTCTACCAAGCGTTTGGGTGATATCACTTCTCCTAGGACCACTATCATGTTCACGTATAATAGAATTTATTTGATCGACAAGACGAGAAATTTTAATTTCATTCTGATCAGCCAGCATTCCTAGTGCTCGAATGATTAACCCATAAGTATCAACGCTTGACTGGCTATTTATTAAATGAAATTTCCTTCTTTTCGGTCCCTTTGTTGTTTTTCCCTTTTCAATTAAATCAATTAAAGAGTTGCTGGTCGTTAATTCATTGTATACCTGGTTTAACTGTTCCTCATCGATTAAAATCTGTCGTACTTCATCAGTAGTTTCGTTAATATTAAAATCTTCACAAATACGGCTACAGATATCTTGAACCAAATAAGGATTCATAAAACTATTTTCAACAATACTGTCGACAACAGAATCATCCAACTTTACATTTAACTTTTTAAAGCCGGCATTTGGTACATATCTCAATTCATCGGGCTTCCAGCTAGGAACTTTAATTTCTCTAGTTCTAGCCATCATATCAGGCTCTGCAGAAATAATATCTTCATTTCTATTAGGAATTAAAACAATAACAATCTTTGCACCTTTGCTCAATGGATCCTTCAATCGACGAACTACCTCTTTCTGTTTTTCAGGAGATAAATAATGAAAGTCATCAAAAACCAATACATATTCATTTTCAATCAAATAATCGCTCACTTTTGTAAACAGATCATCCTTAAAAATTTCATTTATGACACTACTTCCTGTTCTTGAGGCATTGGCAGACGCAGACGCTTCCGCGCTGCTTATAAAACTCTTCCAAAACTTGATTTTTGCTCCAACTTTTGCAGTTGCTGAAGCACTTATTTGATTCTCGCTCTCTATTTTTTTTATAGTTTCCTTCTCAATAGGGAATGTACCTAGCTTTGTAGCAATTACATTTTCTAATTTAGGATCATTTCCAGAACTATCCGTTAAATCACTGGCCTGAATTTCAATCCTTTTGTCATCTGATATAACCTTTCGAACCAGCACAGTTTTGCCAATTTTAGTTTGCCCGGTTAACAGTACAATTTTTCCTCCAGAATTTAAAGCCCCATTAAACTCGGGAACCAACTTTGTTTCCGCACGATCATTATACGTTTCGTCGGGAATTTTACCCGGTGTAAAAATATCTTGATATTTAGTCAATATCCATTCCTCCAAATATCGATAGTCAATAACATCAATTATATTTCAACTTTTAAAAGTCAGCAAGGAAATACGGCATATACTAACAATCTAAATTCTATTTCACTAAAAAAAGGCGCAACGACTTTCTCTTTGGAACTATTCGATAATACAAATATACACCCATTTACTCGGCATGTAAGTGACATTCAGGGGACATTTTAGTGACATCTAGGGGACATTCAGGGGACATGGTTCATAGGGTGTCACAATTTCTAGGTATCTTAGCATGCTTAACCCCATCACCGTACAATCGTTTGACCTGACGGAACGAATAACTCATCTGTAACGCAATCGTGTCCAGCTGAATATCTTCAATAAAATACTGTTCTAAAATAGAAGCTTCTAACGAATTAGTTAATTCATCAAGACAATCCGTAATTTCAGATTTGATTGGACGGCTTTTCTTGATCAGCCGATTAATACGTGCCTCAATTTCTTCTCGCTGAATTAAGTCGTCAGCCAACTCGCGCCGCTTTCCACCACCCGGTTGCCCCGTCATACTAGGTGAATGTGTCGACTCAATACGGTCATCAATGACAAACAGCTTAGTTTCAAGCCGCTTAATTTGTCTAAAGTAAGGCCGGTAACGCCTTAAGAATTTCTTGTTAGTTTCAAAATCACCCACCACTTTCCACCTCAACTCCGAATAATTAAATTGCCATGGCGATATTCTGTTACTCGCCGATTTAGCCAACTGTATTTCTTATGCAGTTGCTTTAAGGTTTGGTTCTTCTCTTCTGTTGTATGTGAACTCTTTGCTGCGTATGCTTCAATTAAATTGTATTGTCGCAACGAAACTGCTAAATAACCACTCTTCATTGTAGCCTTGGTTATCTTCCAAATAGGTGCCATTTCTTTAGAGCTGGCATCAATAATGCCATTTTTATGGCGGTCTTCGACCTCACATACAAGGCTGTTGAGCTTCTCATGATCTATACGCTTTTCCATTATATTTTCTCGCCCACATTCTAGCTATCGCATAATTTTTACCTGCAATCATCATGGTGGCATTATTTATTATTGTCAAAACACATGCTCTATTGTAAGATTTGGATTGCTTTGGCATATTCGGCGTCAGTCATGCTTGTTCACCCACCACATCCCCATCTAGCCACGCACGGGCAAACGTATCAGAATGTGCTATGATCCATTCACCAACACCAGATTTCCATATATACCCAGAAAAAGCATCATCAAACGCCATTCCTAAATTATAATCCCATTCTTTATCCTGTTTAATCAAACAAGCAACATTTTCTGGGATCACTGGCAACTCGACATACGTCTTCTTGAATATGTCATCTGCAATTGCCCAATGCTCGCCATTAACGCCAGTTGCAATCCAGTCACCAACGTCTACTTTCCCTGACCCTGTTAGATATAATTCAGGGCTGTGGTGAGTTCCAAGCATTGTTCCTGCGTCAATTAATTCATACTTATCAATCATCTCATTACTTCCATCAAACTGTTCGGCCTGAAATAGCTGTTTAAGATAAACTTTCATCATCGTCGCCTCCAACATTTAAAGAATCCAGCTTTTTTGAAAGTTCACGATTAGTTTTATCCAACAAAATCAAATATTCATCAATTTTTAAAACTTCGTTATCGTCAATAAGCCGCTGTGTATAGAATGCCTTTAACGCTAATGATAAATCTGGATAATAGCCAATCGTTTTCGGCGTGGGCTTACCAAGCTTATCCGTTAATCGACCACCTTTACTATCTGTAACCCGTTGTAGCGCCCAATTGTTATACTTTTGAGCTTCTACCTGATAACCATTGTTAATTTTAATGATCATTTTCAATCCTCCGAATCCATTAGCACCAAGCCTAAAGTAATCAATGAAATAATGGCCGTGCAAGTTGTTCCTGCAACTACTCCACCCTCAATAAATATGTCAACTAGAGCTGTCACACCAAGCACACTTGAAAGACAGATAACTATTCCAAGCCCAATTTTATTTTTAGTGCTCATTTCCATTCCTCCGTAATAATTAGAACCCATATCCAACCAGTCCCTCATTAATAATCTTCAATGCATCTTCCGGACTACGTGCAATCCCATGAATTACACTGCACTTAGTTAACATTTTATGAAATCTAATTTGATCATCCCGTGGTCTCCCGGTTTCGTTTTTACATTCAATGAAGAATATCGAACCATCCGAATGTCGGAACCCAAATAAATCTGGGAATCCTTGCGGTAATCCTGCATCGAACCAGCGACCATCTTCGGTTTTAACTTTTCCAACATTCGCCCGAAAAATTGAACATTTATTTTTAGATACCGCCACGCGGATTTGATTTTGTATTTCTTGTTCTCGCATAAATTCCTCCGTAATCACTATTTAGACACTACACTTTTGCCGTCCGATTACGTCTAATCCCTTGTGTCCCAAGGGATCAACAATGATGTAGCGATGTAGTCACCCATTTTCAACTTTTTCATACCTTTACCGTATACCCCTATCCCCTATACCCTATATAAAAAAAATATATATATATAATATTTATTAGTAGTGTATACATGTTAATGTATGCCTTGGGGCTCTAGGCCCCAGCCGTAGTCATTAAGCCTGTGACAACGTAACTACACTTGCTACGTACGGGCATAGCCACGTTTAGGAATTCCTTTGACTCGGCGTTGTGTCGCGTGCCACTCCTATTTATTGTCCATGACGTACTTAATTTTGTTGGCTAATTTTCGATTCTTAACGATATCCGGAACTCCCATCTTGAATGCAATCTCGGAACTCGTAACAAAATCGCCCTTGATTTGAGCTAGTGATTGTTCGATAGCATCTTCTTCAGCGTCAATGTACATGAATTGCTCACGATGCTTAGTCATCGCTTGCTCCTGCTCCTGCGTTAAACCGAAGTCGAATCCCTCACGGTAATAACTAACGAATTCGCCCCACAACTGGTCAATAGTTACTTGTGGTAAATCAGTAATTGGTGATTTAACAGCACGTTCTTTATTAACCATCATCGGCATAAATCGACGTTCACCAGTTTTATCTTTTAGATAAGTGGTCTCATTTGTAGTGCGAGCCAACACAAAGTTCTTGTAACGCCGAACTGAATGCTTACCATATGGTGGCCGGTATTCAACTTTCAATGAACTAATGAATTTCTTTAACACTTCAAAAGTGCTGTTACGCGTGGCGGTCATTTCATCATCATTCACGATCAATGCTCGCATCATATTGCCAATGTTGTCTTTGTTTTCAAAATCAGTGAATTGATCAGTGTACCAACCGCTTGCCATCTTTATTAGCAGTGTCGTTTTACCCGCCCCTTGACCACCAACCAGGTCTAGGACAAAATCGAACTTAGTTTCCGGCTTGAAAGCTTTAGTAACCGCCCCAACAAAAAATAATTCAGTTTCCAACGTAGTTATTGCAGACTTCTCTACTCCTAAATACATTGGCATGAAGTCGGCGACCCGCTTTTTACCGTCCCATTTCTTATAACATTGTTTAAAATAATCAATCACTGGATTAAACACGTTTCGACGTGACACCTCAGTAACCGCGGCTTCTATCAATTTTGTATTAAACATGACTTTATACTTACGTTCGATGTACCGTTGTACTGCTGGTGTGAACTCATCTTGCAGTGGTCCATGTTCCAACATTAGCTCGGCTGAATCTTCCATGAACTCAGTTTCGTAACTAAATTCGTTATACGCGAACTTGCCTTTAAGCAGTGGATCGTGCTCTAATATCAGACAAACATTTTCAAGCGAATTTGCTTTAATACCGCCCTTAGCCGTTTCCATAAAATTAATTTGATTTTTCAACGGTACAACTTTCTGCTGTTCCTCTAACTTGCGGAGCTTGTCCGCTTCTTCCTCTGCACTCACCGGTTAGACTCCCTTCGTCTAATTTCTTTTTTAATCATCGATTCAATTGTTGTCTTGGCTTCTCGCTGAGTCAGTGAATCGTCCGTGTTTGCATTTGCCAGTAAGCCTAGCTGGATAACTGCTCGCGGATCAACACCCCGGAATAACAATCCGCCGGCAAAACTCGCCAATGCATTATTACGGCCGCCGGTGTCACCCAAACCATCGACAATGGTTTCAAACAAAGTGGCTGTTCCTGACTTTTCAGTGTAATTAATGTTCAGGTCTGTGAACACGTCGACAGTATCGTCACGGTTCGCATTAATTGCTTGGACCAGCTCGCGTGGGGCCGTCACGATTGGATTGTGATTCTCCCATTGATACGCCTTACCATTCCGCTCACTGGGTGCGACCATCACATAATTGTTAACGTGAGCCTTAATATCAATTCCCGGTAGCCATCCGATATTCTGCTGCACAGTGCTATCTTCACGCTTTAGATAAAATAGTTGCCGGCCGCCGCCCGCTGTCTTCTGCGATAACGTTTCACGGAAATACTCTGGGTGCTCATAGTCTTTGAACGATTTAAAACCATCCGCACCGCCGGGATGTTCATCGATATCAATCACGAAAAAATTAGTTGTCCGTAGTGCTAATTGGGCGTATGGGTGTGACCGCCAGTAGCTTTGGATCTGATCAACGGTCAAGGCGGGCTGGTCAGCGAACTTAATCATGGGTTTCTTGCCAATCATTGGCAGGACGCTGAACCCCGCTTTGGCGTATCTAACTGCATAATTAACTAAATTACGCATGACCGGCCTCCTTCTGTAAATTAACGGGCATCACACCCGAACGATGGTTTACTGGCACTGCAGTATTTATTTAGAACGGTGCTTCATCTGTTGGTTCTGCTGGTGCGTCCGCGTCAGTTGGCATTGGCTCACCACCTAAGTCGCCAGGTAAGTCTGCATCCGTGATGTCTGCAGTTTCAGGCTGTTCAGTTGCGTCTAGGTCATATTCAACGTAGGGATTGTCGGGATCCTTCTTGTTTGGACGGTGCTTAATGTGTAGAATCACCGACTTACCTTTTTCTGGCGCAAGTACATTAGCTAACATTTCGTGTGTGTCAGTTTCATTCTCACTGGCAAAGTATTCTGGTTTCATCTCCACGCCCAATAACGAACCTAGCTTGATAACGAACTTAATACTCCGGCTAAGAATAAAATCTGGAATCGCCTTACCAGCTTTGCTCTTAGTGGCAAAACTAATGCGGTCGTACTCTTTTTCGCCAGCGTGGTCACCGTCTAAAACCGTGAACACGACCTGTAAGCAATCCCAACCTGAATCGAATGATCGATGTTCGATGCTTTCCACAGCGGTTAGGTAGTCTCCATCTGGTAACCCTGTACTACCTGCGTTAACTGAATCATTCTTTGGATCAAAGTTATCTAAAGTGTTTGCTGCAATATCTAATAAACTCATATTTATTTACCTACTTTCGTTGTTTGTACTTCCGGCGCTAACGCATTCGGAATAGCTTTCAGAATACCAAGAATCTTTGAATCATTAATTTCATTGGCTTTATACCGGCGGCGAATTTCTGTCACATTTCGTAAATAGTTCTTGCCAACGTGTTGAGTATGGATGACTAAATCACAATTTCCATTAACCACGTTGTAATACTTAGTCTTGAGCGACGGAACAGTCTTCGTATTACCGTCATCATCTGTAAAGTCATTCTCGCGGCTAATGTAAACGACGTTGATTGGTAATGCCTTGAGATCCATTACCAGACTTTGAAGCACAGTATTGAACAATGCATATCCGCGGCCATACCCCATATCAGCCAATGATTCAACTCCAGCTTTCAAACAAATCGCCTGTTCAATCAATTGACAAACATCATCGATAACATCCAGTGTCACCGTCTCGTACGTGTTTTGGGTAGTTCCTAACTCCAAAATCACTTCTTGAAGCTGGTCAATGACACTACTCTTTAAACTGCCATCAGGGTTGCGCACGTTTCTTAGCTGAATGCTTGGTCGTGTTCCCATGGCGCTATTTCCATCAGTATTCAAAACTAATACATTTGGGAAATGTTCAGCTAGGTAACTCTTACCGCTCATCGTGGCGCCCCAGATAAAGAAATTCCGTGGTGTGCCGGCTGGTTTATGCGGTTCATTCTTTGGTAAAATACTCACTTTCTAATCAATCCTTTCATCTTGGCTTGGAAGTAAGACCAACCGGGCTTATATCCGTGCAACTTGGCGTATGCCTTAATCTCCGCGTACGTGGTTAACTCACCCGGCGACTTATCGGCTACTGCTTTAGCAGCATTGTTTTCTGCAATCTCTTTCGCTAATGCCAACCGCTTGTTAGCTTCAATCTTTTTGAGCTTGATAGATTCGTCGGTCTCAATAATTTTTTCTTCGCCCAGCTCCGCGCCACAAAACGGACAGGTCTTACCTTTGCGATAGAACGTCGCGAAGCACTCCGGACAAACGGACACTGATTTAATCGGGCTACCGTTACTACTTTTCGAATGCTTATCACGTCCGCTTAGAATCCATTGCCGGTCAATGGTTGGTAATCCAAACCGTTCAACGTTGTTAACGTGGTCAATAATGATGGCCCGCTTACCTTCACGCGGATTCATTGACCGCATGGCAAACTGTAAATAAAGTGATAGCGACTGAGTTGGCCGCAACATGATCACACAATCAACATTGGGTAGGTCTAACCCTTCTGTGAACAATTCCGCATTGGTGACCACCTGAATCTTACCGGCGCGATAATCCGCTACAATTCGCTTACGTGCCGCTCTATCCGTCTTTCCGGACACTGCGCGCGCCGTTATGCCCGCTTGGTTGAATGCCTCCGCTAACCGTTCAGCACTCGCCACATTGTACGCATAAGCAATAGCTTGCTTACCTGGTGCTAGTTTCAAATAATGCCGGACTGCGTTGCCGTAGATTTTCGGCTTAACCGCCTGATCAATACTCTTTTCGTCGAACTCGCCATTGCGTTTGGTCTTAAGTTGGGTCACGTCAATTTCCGACGGCGCGTAATAGTCAACTGGTGCTAGGAATCCTTGGTTGATTAATTCACTAATAGGCTTACCCATAATTAGGTCATCCGCAATCACATTTAAACCTTTACCATCCATTCGCCACGGTGTCGCAGTGAACAACAATTTGAGCGCGTCAGGGAACGCTTGAATTATTCTCTGGTAGGACTTCGACAGTGCATGATGAGCTTCATCAATCATGATGATGGCTGGTTTGGTTAACTCATCGATGTGTCGGGTAATGGTCTGAACCATACCCATCTTGCAAAGTGACATGTTAACGTCATCACTTTTAAACGTGTTCTCGGCCTGCTCTAGAATTTCACGGCGATGAACGATAAATAGTACCCGGTTACCTTTAGCCGTTGCCCTGCGTGCAATATCGGCCATGATTACCGTCTTTCCAGTTCTAGGGCGGGGACTGTACTACGATGGATTTGTGTCCATGAATGGTTGAATCGTAGACCGCATCGACCGACTCCTGCTGGTAGTCACGTAGTTGAAACATCCCTAACCACCTCTTTCAACACTGTGTGTTGCATTATTTAATAACTGCCTTCCGATTCGGTTCCAGATGGGCGCCGGGCACGTTCTTGCCAGCTGATAACGCTTTGTAGATTGCCGTTTTGTCTGGCTGGTATTCATGAACTTCTTTAACGAAATCAGCTGTGAGTTTTTCTGGATCGTTCACTACCGTTGACGCACGATAATTTCGAACTGAAACAATGTGTTGATCCGTGGTTAACTTCTTAATTTCAGCTTGATCAAGCGTGTCCGCTAGATAATGGTTCAGCCGATCATTAAGGCTTTTCAACCGTTGCTTTTCCTCCCGTAGTGATTTCATTCGCTTGTCCAAGAAATCAATATCTGCCGCATTCTCATCTATCCAGCTTGCAATGTTATCGACCTTCACGTTCATCGAGTCAGTTAACGCATCAAGCGTATCAGCAATGGTGTCTGGGTTCAGGTCATCACGGTTGGTTAAGTCGCGATAGTTGGTCGCCATTTCGTATAAGTTCATTCTTCATCGTCTCCAATCACACCTAATTCAATTAATTCTTCCTTAGTAGGCCGGTCATCATCTTCCGGAGGCTCTAGCCATTCATCATATCCTGGCATCACTTTATTCACGCACCTTTTCTTGAAAACCAATTTTATCTAATACCGCTTCAGGGCTTAGCACACCCATCAGCCATGCTAGAAACTGGGTCGAGTCTTCATAGAAGTACCGATATCCAAGACACTCACAGTAAGCCATACCTGGACTAATTGTTTTCTGGTTGAATGTCCGCATGGTCTTCACCTCGTAAATGATCCAATGCCGTTTGCCGTGCCAAGCTCTTGTAATGTTGCCACTGTTTGAACCGGTAAGTAGCTAAACATACATATCCAACTGGTGTTTTCATTAGCTTTCGATACCAATGTTTTGCTTGTGATTTGTAATTATTCATGTGTGAACATTCCTTTCAGTTGTTGCCATAGGTTCTTCCGTGATGTACCATAAACATGTAATTTAATTTGATTATTCTTCAATTTCGTACCTGTTACTGGTTGCACCCGGTAGCAGGTATTTTGTTGTTTAAGCCAGATTTCAAATGGCTTATGAGAATAAACTTTCATCGGTAACCTCCTTGGCGTCTGGTAGTGTAAAGTACCACTTGCCATCCTTGCTATTAGCTGGTGTTCGATAATAAATCCCGTGGCTGGTCAAAGAATTAAGAAAGGCTGGTCGATATTTCTTATTGCCTGCCGTAGAAACTTCACGAACGGTTGTAAACTTAATGGTGGTTAACAACTCTTGTTCTGCTTCCTGATACGCTTTTGCAGCAATATAATAGTTACGATAAGTCAGTGCCGTTTCAATTTCTGATTCGTTATACATAAATATTTCCTCCTACTTTCTATTTATTAAAATCAACATATATGCAATTTGCAGAATGTTTTTAATTTTATAAGCGATATAATTTAGTTACTCCAAATAATCGAGGTGAATAATATGTCGCGTGATTTTGAAATCAAGGGCCTTGATAAACTTGAAAAACAGCTTGATCAAATGGCCAAAAATGCTGAAGAACTTGGTAAAAAGAACACTGTTACATTTAGTGAGCTTTTTACTGATTCGTTTATAAAAAGCCATTCAAAATTTTCATCCTTTGACGAATTGGCAGTAGCAGGTAACTTCGATGTATCTAGCACCGAGGCCTTCGAAGCAATTTCAGATAAGGACTGGAATGATTGGATAACACAGTCAACTGACTTTTCTAACTGGAAAGAAATGCAACAAACTGCTGGACTTGAATTTGCTAAAGGTCAACTTGGATTTTAAAGTTGTTGATTTCTAGTATTGTTTTCTTTAAATTAAAAACTTGCTCTTGTGCACTTTGAATTAACTTGCTCAGCTCTTCGACATTTTTTACGCGTATATTAATTGAATTACTATCTAAATCGGTGTGTTTTCTACTCTCTACAGTAGAAAGCACATTTTTTTCACTCAAACTAATTACTGAGTGCTCATCTAAATGGATATTTTCTAACACTGCTATCGCCTCGGCCGTATTATCAGTATTTTCTTCTAACGCAGCTAAGATTTCATGAGTACACTTATCAATTACTTCTTGCCGAATAATTAACATTTTCGTTTCCTCCTTTAAATTCCAAACCAACTAATAATTTCATGCCGCTTAAACCATAATGCTGTTGGCGCCCATGTAATCAGTGCTACTTCAATCATTATTAATTACCTCCAATAAATGGCCCCTCGCATAGACTATTTATAATTCGTGATCTTCGTAATACTCATCAGCAGATTTTTTAGAAATCCGTTGAGTGCCGTCAATAATGGAAACTTTTAGCCCGTCGACAATGAACTTATCTAAAGTCTTGTCACTAACATTCATGTAAATCTGAGCCTCCTGTTTCTTCATCCAATAAGGTAAGGCTTCGCGTTGAACTATTTGCTTGAACACATCCGTAATTAGACGAGTAAGTTCTTGCTTGATTGGTGCTAAGGACTCACTTGGTAAATTCAATGTGACACCATCCATTACTGATCACCTTCCTCCTCATCAACAATCTGAACATTCTTCATTGCATAACATAGAAACTGTTCAACAATTCTTCTCATTGGGATTCCGGTTTCTTCTTTGATTTCACGAATAGAATCAAGAATTGAGACATCAACGAAAATTGGCTTGGTTCCATTATTGCCATTAAGATGTTGTTTTCTTAAAACTAATTTTTCCGTCATCTCTTATTCATCTCCTTCATGCGGTCGAATTTTAAAAGTCTCGATAATCTTCAAAACTAGCTCGTTCGCCGCTGCAGACTTCCTGGTTCCGGCCAATACTTGCGTCATGTACATCTTTCCTACACCAAATGTAGCGGCCAAGCTTGTAATGCTAATTTCACGATCATCAATATACTTCTTGATAAGTTCCCGTCCAGCTAATGTTGTTGGCATTTAATTCACTTCCTTTCATTTATGTATGTAAGCCAATTTGATAACCAATCAAAAATAGTTTTAATTATTGTTGATTATTTTACGCAAATGTTTTAATATTAAGGCATAGCTAAATAAGCCTATTTAAAGCCATTGCAAGACTATAAGACGTTGGGGAACGCTAAAAATCAGTCAAGTTAATGTTCTTTAATATTGCGCGTTTGGTTATTCAATTAGCTTACAAAAGTAATGTTAAAACATTTGCATAATTTTGTCAAATATTTTTATGCATTTATTTTAATATTTGCTTTTGAGAACGTGAGGAATACTATTATGGCACTGTTTGATCGCATTAAATTTCTTGCAAACAAACAAGGAAAATCTGTTAATGACGTTGAATCGGAACTGGGATACTCAAAAAACACATTGTATCGTTTGAAGAAAACCAATCCGAGTGCAAAAAAGCTTGAAGAAATTGCAGATTACTTTGACGTCTCCACTGATTACCTGCTCGGCCGTGAGTCAAAAGCTCCCACCTGGGCAACTGAGGACGATAAAATCGACCTTGATGAGTGGCTCAAATCAAATGTACCAATGGGTTTCCAAGGCATGGATATGGACGACGAAACAAAAATTAAGGTACGTGCCTTCTTGGAAGGTGTGTTCTGGGAAGATAAACAAAAGCATCGGAATGACGATAATAAAAAGTAGGTGTTGTTGATGAACAGTTATAAACTGTATCTACAAGTTCATCAATTAGCCGATAAATTAGGAACTTTCGATCCTTTTGTCATTGCAGACAGTTTAGGTTATCGTGTTGAATATGCTAGTTTAGGCAACCTCAAAGGGATATGTACGACCGCAAGCAGCGGTGATGTGTACATTGGCTTGTCAGATGAATTGCAAGAAGTACCAGAAAAATATGTGGTCATGGCTCACGAATTAAAGCATGGATTAGATCACACGTCCTGCGCCGCTCTCTACACCATTGGAAATAATTGGGAAGGCAAAATGGAACGTGAAGCTAATTTATTTGCATGTAGTGAACTTACCGCCCTATACAAAGAACAGTATGGCGACCGACCACAAAGTTTTAATGAAATACAAATGGCCTATGGTCTACCAGATAAATTCTACGAATTGATGTTCTAAACAAAAAATCGCCCCACTGCCGGTAACAGTGAGACGTAGTAACCAATGATATTGATTTACAAATATTATTATATCATTGGAGGAGCATTAGATGTTAGATTTATTAAGCATTGTCATCATACTTGGTTTAGGGGCATTTATTGTTGGTATCATATTGTTTATTATCGATTATGCTAAACAAAATCCTAAAAGGGTAGCTGTGACCGTCATGGTATCGGGGATTGCAGTTTCCGCAATTGCATTTGCTACTTTCGGGGGTATCGTTAGTCATAATGATAAGGTAGCTGAACAGGAAGCCGAAAAGCAAGCATTGATCAGAAAGAAAAAAGAAAAAAGGTTTAAGTCAGCATATTCAGATTTAAAGGTTGAGGCAACCGAGGTTGGAATGTCTTCTGAAAAAATAGGAAATAAATTATCTCAGGTTTGGCACGATGCTATTTGGGAAGATGATGGTATCAAAATAGATGGTAAGTATTATACAGACTTTAATAAGGCTATTAACAAGCAATATTCAATCTATGTCTCAGATGGTACTATAACTGAGTTAACCAGTGAAGAATCCGCTATGGATAGCTCATATACCACACTCAAAAAGAACAAAACTGCTAAAAACAATTCCAAGTTCAAGCAAGCAACTAAGATACGTTCAGAAGCCAAAAAATTCAGCAATTTAGTAACTGATCCTAATGGTAATTACAGCACATTTACTGACAATATTACCGAAGTGGATAACGCGCTAAGCTCAGATGTAGAAGATTAAACAAACAAAAACCATATCCCCTCAACCGACCAAGATTTGGGATATGGATTATGCGAGCGTAGTTCAACGGTAGAACAAAGCCCAAGTCTTGAAGCCCATTCTTTCTTAGGCTGATATGCAGGTTCGACTCCTGCCGCTCGCGTAAAAAACCGAAAGAAGGCATACTTATGAACAAAGATATTTCGAAATACGAACTAATAGAAAATATTGCTAGTGACTTAACAACCTTTGTAAGATCGAACGCCATTCTCCATCTATCAAAGGATAGCTATTCTAGCAATGAATATAATCGTATGTTAGAAGGACTGAAACATGACTTAATTATGCGCCTGGAACAAAAATAGCTGCTTGTTCACCTCTCAAATCCAATGTTAAAGCTGTGCGACAAATATTTTGTCTCAGCCTTACTTCTAATAGTTTCCATCTCACATACTTGCACTATTGATTACCCAATGGAGGCCACATTCATGGAAAAGATTATCACAATAGAATTGACTTTAAACAGAACAATCAGGAAAACTTATCCAGACCGTAGTTTTTGGAAATATATTATTTATGAAGACCCAGCACAAGCAAATTCTTACAGAGCCCACTTATCATTTCATAGTATTAATGGAAATAATCAAATTAATCATTATGAAGTCATTTTTAATAAAGATTCCAACTTATCTGAGTTATTCAAAATTGATGAAAATTATTTCAGGCTAAAGTTCAAAAAATCCTGATCCTTTAAATAAAAATGATAATGTTTTATTTTGCCTACATGTAAATCCGACATCTGTCACGTGTTTTGCCGTTAGAATACATTGAAGGGGGTCTTAAAAATGAAGAATGGTAACGTAATACTTGTTGCAATCGATAATTCTGCTAGTGCCTTCAAGGTGACCGATTACGCCATAAAAATTGCTAATGCACTCCATAAATCATTGTACTTTATTCATGTTATTAATGAATCAACGCCTAAAATCCAACGTAATCAACAAGATTCCGTGGAAGGGCCAACTATTCAAAGCCTTTCAGAATTTTACCTAAAAGAATGTACAAAAACTGCTATCAATAATGATGTTGACCATGCCTTTCATTCAATAATCTATGGGGTAACCAAAAGAAAATTAGTTGCCATGTCTAACACTAAAAATGTTGCTTTTACAATCATTGGCGCTACAGGATACGATGATCTTTACCATAATAGAATTGGGCATATTGCACAGTATGTCTCATCATGGTCTAAAAGTACGGTTACTATCGTAAGATGATTATTTAACACATCCCTATGTTCAGAATCAACTAAGATCTTACAATCAGTTAATCTGGAATCGTTAAGCCCCCGCACATGTGAGCTACAGAAAAACAAGAGGAAGTGTCGAATTGTCAAATGAAGATTATGGTTTTGTATATGCTTTGGAGAACAAGTCTTTTCCTGGATATATAAAAGTTGGTCAAACTAAAAATTTAAAGCAACGGCTTTTGCAATTTAACAACACGGGTATTCCAGATGGAAAGCCTACTTTACTACTATTTGCTGCCTTTCTAAACAACTATAAGAAAGCAGAACGCATCTTGCATAGATCTTTATCCGACAAACGTGAAAGTAGTTCTAAGGAATTTTTCAAAGCCACATATAACCAAGTAAAAGCCGAATTTGAGCTACTGATTTTTAATGATTCGAATGCTGAATTAATCCGACCAGAAAAGTATAATTCATTAATCACTGGGAAAACATATATTGTATCCAAGCGCCAAATAGGATCAAGGCCAAACAGAACATTCCAATATCTCAGTATCCCCGCTGGCGCGCAACTAACGTTTAAAGAAGACTCAAGTATCAAAGTTACTGTGATTGATAAGAAAAATCATGTTCTATGTCGCTGTGGGAAAGAACATACTTTGTCGAGAGCTGCTATTTGCTGCTATGATTTTTTCCATAATGTCTCTATCGAACAGCAAGGTAAAGACCGGAATGGCTTTGCGTGGTTTAAATACGAAAACACTATCATTTCAGACATCAAGCCAATGGTTAATCAGGAATTAGAGTAGCAAAAAAAGCACATCCCCCAACCGTCCAAAGTTTGGGATGTGCTTGCGTCAGAATACATTAGTTATGTACTCCTTTTATATACTCTATTTTACTGAAAGGTGGTGTTGCGTGCAATATTTTTTCCAATAATTTGGCCCCTCGCATAGTCAATATGGAGGAAAAAATAAAATGAAAATTACACATAAAATGATTGGTAGCAAACGCGTGTATGACGTTCGTGGCTACCTTGGAAAGTATACTGATATTAACGGTAACACCAAAACTAAAACCTATCACCATGGGGGTTTTAGTAGTAGTAAGGCTGCTAAGTTAGCATTTGATCGCGCCAAAGTTGAATTTGATCATCGTAAAAACAATCCGGCTGCTATTATGGATAATCCTACTTTCGATGAAGTTTACGAAGTATGGCTAAAGACTTACAAGCTAGGCGTAAAAGAAAGTACTTTGAATCGCGTTGAGGGCATCTTTAAGCACCATATAACACCTTCTTTCGGTGGCATGAGGATTAATACGATTACATGGCAAAAGTGCCAAGAAGAAGCTTTAAAGTGGCGTGAGAGCGTTAAGCAATTCAATAAGCTAGCCCAATATGCAGCACTAGTTTTCCGGACAGCTCAAAAAATGGGTGTTATTACCACCAACCCAATGAAATTAGTTGACGTCCCCAAAATTGCCGTTGATTATTCAAAGGATAAAGCAGCTGATAATTTTTGGACTGCTGAGCAATTGGCTACATTTCTAGCAGTTGTTGATGCTACCGACGGACACAGAACACAACCACGATATGACCGTAGTGCACTGTTTTATTTACTTGCTACCACAGGTATGCGGAAAGGTGAAGCACTTGCGTTAACATGGTCTGATATTGATTTGAAGAATGGGCTGGTAACTATTAATAAAACTATCTCCCGTTCAATTGATAACCACCAGATAATATCAACACCTAAAACTAGAAATGCCTATCGCACACTTTCACTAAATAGCTCAACAATCGACCGGCTTAAAAAGTATCGCAAGTCGTTAGTAGTCATCCCGCGGGCTAAAGATCTTATCTTTACCAACCAGAAAGGCCAAATCATGTCAGTGATGACACCTAACCATTGGCTCGAAGCCTTGATAGGTGAAACAGACTTACCTACAATTACAGTTCACGGGTTGCGCCATACGTTCGCATCAATTCAAGTTGCAAATAATATCAACGTCAAAGCACTACAAATGCAAATGGGGCACAGTGATATTAAAATTACGCTCAATATTTATGCTCATTTATCCCAACAAGAACTATCTGCACAGGTCTACGATATGAGTAAAATACTGGCTCAATAA